TCTCGGGAATAGCCGAGCTTGGAGAGGTCCGTAATAACGTCCTCGTTAATTTCAATTAACATGCTGTCAATGATTGAGTTTAGTGTATTGTTCATGGATTAATTGTACTCCGTTTTCTTTGTCTAAGCAACCCGTACGGGCTGTTTTTTGTTTTTTTATGTTTTATAAATTATAATGGAGTAGATTAGATTAGGTTAGGATGTATATCATATCATGGCAACTATCAAAAATGTCGATCCAGAGAAATATTTTTTGGAAATTTCTCCATTAAAAAAACACCCTAATTTTGAAGAATTAAGAAATATAGGGCCAGCTTATAATTTAGCTGATATAAAAAAAGCAAAAAGAGGAAACGCTTATCAACATACAAAAACTGGTTATAGAGAAGATCTAGGATTAGTATTGAGATCTAACTGGGAAGCAAACTTTGCGCGAATATTAAACGCTTATAAGATTAAATGGGAATTTGAACCAACTGTTTTTGCTTTTCCAATTAAAAGGCGGAACAAAAGGTTATACTCCAGATTTTTATATACCATTAAATTCAAGTTGGGTTGAAATAAAGGGTTACCTTGACGCAAAAAGTATGACAAAAATAAGAAGGTTTAAGAGATATTATGAATCTGAATTTGATAAATTGACTTTTATTATAAGTAAATATTCTTCTGAAGGAAAAGATTTTGCCTTAGATGTTGGCATAGAATCTGTTATCTTTTATGAAGATATTAGATCGTCTTATTCTCATAAGCTATCAATATGGGAAGGTAAATAATGGCCGCATATAAAGAACAATATTACAATTTAGCAGAAGACGAAATGCAAGACTTAATAGCCCTTGCTAAAAAGGGTGATCAAAAAGCACAAAAAGAATTATTAAAGGTTTTTAATAATTTTCTTACAAAGTATACAACATTATTGTATCACGGTAAATATAATCTAAATGATTATGATATAAGAAGATTTACTTCTCTTTTTGTTAAAGACCCATACGTTCGCTTTGCTCTAATGAAAAATAAATTAAACCAAGCTGGTTTCAAACATGTAAACGAAGTATTAAGACGGCATAGTTTATATGGCAAAAAGGTATGGAGAAGAGCAAGACGTAAGGCAAACAGTTGACATGACGTTCTTCCAATGCATAACCAGGTATCAAAGAAGAGATTCAGAAAAAGGACCAATACCTTTTAGTCGGATTTTTATACAGTTATTTTTTCTACCTTTTAAAAAAGAATGTTGATACATTTTTAATAGATCAATTAGGAAGAAAAAGTTTTCCACTTCTAAGCGACGATGCAAATGAAGATAGCGATGACGCTGATAAGCAGGTAGGATTTAAGGCTCCTCCAGAAGAAAAAGAAATGGAACATTTTTTATCTACTGAAGAGATTGACGAATTCTGGGTTCTTGGAGAAACATGCGCAGAACCATTTATCTTTTTAAATATACAAGAAAGACAACTTTTAAAGTGGAGATATGTTGATGATCTTAGGTCAAGCGAAATTAGTAAAAAGATATCCGAACATCCAAATACAGTAAGAGAACATCTTTCTAAAATAAGAAACAAAGTTATCAATCTTGTGGTAGAATCAAAGATGCGAGACACTATAGACCTAGGTAGGTAAAATGAATCTGCAAGAGATGCAAAAACTAAATGATTTATTAAAAAATTTTATTGGACCACAAATACAAGATCTTATCTCTAGCTACGTTTCTGGTGGACAAGATTCGAATTACTACATTAACATTCCAGATACAGATACATTAGATTTGGGTATTCATGAAATGGCTTCCCTCGTTGCTAGATCGTCAAATGTTTATGGACGCGTTGCAAGACTAGCCGGTATGGCAAGAGCTCAATATAAACTGATAGAGGGTACTTATAAAAAAGTTTATAAAGCTAACAGGGTGGGTAAAAACGAAGCTGAGAGAGAAGCTAATGCACTTGAGGCAGCAGAGAGTGAATATACTGCCCTTATAACTGCAGAAGCAATTGTAAATTTAGCTGAATCAATGGAGGTCGCTGCAAGAATAGCGTCGGAGTCAGCAAGAAAACTTATAGATAAAATTCAATCTATGCAAATAGCTTCTTCAAGAGAAGAAAAAGGTTTTTATAACGAAAAAGATTTTAACACATACTGAGGAAAAATGAATTTATATTTCGTAGCACATTACAAATCTGTTAATTCTAACAATGAATTTTATTCAAAAAAAAGAAAAAGTTTAGACTTTCCAACACAAATAGAATTTAAAAAAGAAAGATACCTTCTGCAGCAGGTGCATCAGATTTCAAGTCCAAGTCAAGAATCAAACCTTAAAAAAAGACTTTCTGAACTAAACATAGTCTCCGATGTAGATGTAGTTGATTAAAACTAGATGTTAATAGAGGTATTTTGCGATGGAGCTTCTAGGGGGCAAGGGCAGAAAAGAACGGGTGAAGCCGCATGTGCTGTTGTAGTTTACAAGAATAGAAAAAAAATTGCACAGTTTGCAAGAGGGCTTGGATTAAGAAATAATAACGAAGCTGAATATGAAGGTTTGATATCTGCTCTATTGATATGTTCGATGGCTGAATTTTATGACCCTATCATATATACGGATTCTGCAGTTGTAGCAAATCAAGTAAATAGAAAATGGAAATGTAGAAACGAATCTTTGGTTCCTCTTTTGATGACAGTTCAAGATATACAAAGCGAATTTAATTTTAAAGTTGTACAAGTGGAAAGAAATTTTGTTTGGGAACCGGATTCATTGTGTAACGAATTTTTAGATAAAGTTGAAAAAGAAAAAAAAGTAACAACAGAAGAACGCTTAAAACATTCAAGAACAAAAAAAGCTTCTAAGTCTAGTCAAAAAAAATAATTATGGTATAATCATAATATGAACAAAAAATATAATCAATCTCAACCAATTATATTAGGTTTAGCTGGAAAAGCTGGAAGTGGAAAAACTTCTGTTGCAGAAGCAATATGCCCAAAAGGATCTATTAAAAACGAAGCTTCTGGAATTATATGGGAACACATTTTTCATGCCCTACCCTTATACGATTTTGCATCGACGAAAAAAAATATAAAAGGTTTTAATTCTGAATCTAGAAAGTTATTTTCTATTCATGAAATCTTATATGAAATTTATGGAAATTCAGCTTTAGGTAATATTCCATCATACAATGATTTTGTTGATAAAGTTCACAGAATTTATAACTTACCAATAGAACAAGAGGGTCAAAAACCAAGAACATTTCTTCAGAAAGCCGGAGACATATGCAGGGAGGGATACGAAGACTGCTTTTCTCATTGGGCGATAATGAAAAGTATTGAGCTCTATAGAAAAAATATTAAGACTTCAGACAATGAAGAAGTAGAGTCAAGCAAACCCGTATGTATAATCATTTCAGATGTTAGGTTTATTAACGAAGCAAAAGCTATACTTAAACAGCCAAACGGAATGCTGGTTACTTTTGAGGCTTCAGCAGAAACTCTTAGGGAAAGAATATATAAAAGAGATGGTGTATACTTAACTGATGAGCAGTTAAATCATCACTCTGAAAATCAGATAGAAGAGATTAAAAACATGTCTACCTTTGTGGTTAATACTGATAATCTTTCTATAGAAAAACAAGCTAAAATAACTTTAGATATAGTAAATTCACATACACTACTAGGAGTATAAATGCCTAAAATAAACGAAAGTCTAATAGAGCAAAATGTAAATTCAGTTACTGATTCTGTAATTTCAACCCATCAAAAGATGACGGTGACCGCAGAACCAGTTCTTACCGTATCTGTTGGTAGAAAGGTAAATATCGGCAATTTTGAAAACGTTGATATTATGGCCTGCCTGAGTGTTCCAGTTCCAGCAGATCCATCAAATAAAGAGGTTTTCTCAGAGGTTCTTAAGGAAGTAGCCGCAGAAGCCTTCTTTATGGTTTCTAAAGAAACTGGAGAAAGATATACTTTAATTAAAGAATCCCAGCAGGGGCGATAATTTGCATTTGTTTTTAAAATAAGCTACTATAATAAGACACACGATTAATCAACGAGGTTAAAATGAGTAAAATAATTGACAAAATTAAAAATATCTTTAGCACTGAGCCAGCATCAACGCCAGCACCGGCGCCCGTTGTTGAACCAGCTGTCAAGGCAGAAGAGCCAAAGCCTGTAGCAAAGAAAGCCGCAGCAAAAAAAGCTCCTGCAAAAAAAGCTGCTGCTAAGAAAAAGTAAATGTCTTTAGCTAAGTCTAGAAAAACTTCTAAGGGTAGTAAACCTATAGTTCCAAAGGATAAATAAAATGATGAATTTCTTATGGAAAATTTTATTTAAATTCTACGATTTTATAAATTTTTTGGAGCAAAAAAAGAAAGATAAGTAATCCAACAAATGGAAACAGCATCTATTCTTAATGTAAATGTTTGTTCTCAATTTGTAGATAGAAGTCAAATAGACTGTTTGCTAAAGTGTATTAATAGCGCCGATAATAATTTTTCTAATAGTTGGTATGGTAAAAAAGTTGTCTTTGGTTAACACCTTGCAGCCAAATAATCGTATTAAAGAAACTGTAAAAAAAATAAGTTGGTAAAAATGGTTATTAAAAATTTTACATATGTAAGTGGCCCAAGAATGGGAACCAATAATTATATGTACGGTGTTGAATTAAAAAAATCTTTAAAACCAAAAAAAAGTTCTAAAAAAAATAAGAAAAAATAATGACACCAGCTTCTCCAAATAATATAATTATTCATGATAGTTTATATTCTAAAGAAGATTTAAACAAGATGTTATCTTTTTGTAAGACTCAGACTACATGGTCAAACAGCATTTTTTATTCAAATGGACAACTTAAGACTTATCCTGATCAAAAAACCAATTTTCACAACGCTACTCCAGAAGTATTTATTTTGTTTAAAAATATATTAAATCTTATTAAAGATAAGATAGAATGGTCATATGGAACCAGGGTGATTCCTAAAGAGCATGAAGCGATAAGAAAATGGTCTCCCGGTGAATTTCAAGACGTGCATGCTGATAATGAGCTAGCAACTGGAGAATTTATTAGTCTTCAATATATAACAGATCAAGATCAAAAAATTGATGAATCAGAAAATTCACTTCCTAATGATTTTGTTGATTTTTCTTCTGTATTTTATATTAATGATGATTATAGTGGGGGGGAATTATTTTTTCCAGAATATAAATTAAAAATTAAACCAAAATCTGGAACATTTATTACTTGGCCAAGCAATGCAAAGTATTTACATGGAGTTGATAAGGTTCTAGACGGATATAGATACACTATTCCAAGCATGTGGTACAGTGAAAAAGCAGTCTTGCTCAATGCAATAAAGAGCTTTAAATGTTCCAGGCGTATTTCTGAAGAAAATTATATCAATAAATTTGTAAAAACTTCAGTACTATAATATAATATTATAATTATAATTAAGAGTATTTTTTGTTAGAAAGTAAAAAATTATGGCAAAGACACCGGCATGGCAACGCAAAGAAGGCAAGAACCCTAAGGGTGGGCTAAACCGCAAAGGTATAGCTTCTTATCGTGCCCAGACCCCTCGTTCAAAGTTGTAAATGGCGGTCACACCAAAACAACGCAAACTAAAGCCAGGCTCAAATGCTGCCAAGCGGCG